TAAACTTTCAACATACACATTAACGTGCTTGTCCATAACTACCTTTAAATCTTCGAACGTAATAATACCTTTGCGTACAAAAAAGCCAGTGTACGACATTGCAGTTCTTAATAAGTATTCGTCGTGTGTGTTATACAAGTCTTTATTAAGGTTATCATATCCGTATGCTGCTGGCTTTTCTGCATCGTGAAAGATCATTGAATCAACACCACTTGTTAGTAAATCTACAGATGATTTTCTGCATGAAGCAAATCCGTCTGTGAATATCATAGTAGACTTATAATTCATTGCTTTAATTTCAGCAGCCAACTCAGTGTGATAATTATCAATAGATTCTTTTTGCATTGGATTTAATTCTGACGGCAATACTTTTAAGCTTGCAATTCCTAAAGGAATAATATCATGTATTCTAAATTCATTTTTGTCAGTTATTATTTCAGCATTTTCTTTTTTAACTAGATCAATCCAGCCTGGCTCGTTATCAATATGAATTGTTTTCAATGCATTTGATGTTATTAATCCCGGGGACGAATATCTACCAGTACCTATTTCAACAACTAATTCAGGCTTCAATACTTCTAACATTGCATTAGTTACAGGCTGATGTGTGCTCCACTTATAATGGAATTTTGCACCTAGTTTTTTTGCTGACTTAATTTTCATTGTTTTTTCCTAGTAAGTTTTTACAGTGTACACTTCTTTAAGTGTATCATAATTTGTTATTGTTGGACTTCTTAATGGACCTTTGCGTGGCCTCCGTTGACCAATTAAAGTTTCATTTGCTGTAAGAAAAAACACAGCATCAAACTCGTCGTAATATTCTAGTGCGCGATAATCAAAACATACAAATTTTTCATACTTCTTTAAATCGTCTATTTCAATTTGTGTTGTGCTACCAGTATCAGTCCAATGTTTTAAGTCGTCTATTATATCATATTTACCGTTGTTTACTTTTTGTAAATCGTTCCTGATAGTAGTTTTGCCTGCTAATGATTTACCAACAACTGCAATTTTATTATATTTTGAATCTACAATTTGCTGTATACATTCTTGACTTGTTAGTGTGTCTCTAGTACATCTAAAGAACGGACGCTTAGTAGGTGTATTACCTTTGTATATAATTTGTGAAAAGTCTGTATAGTCAACAATGTTTTTCATGTACTTACTTACTGGTGCTTTGCCGTGTCCTTCAAAGTACATTACTTTGTTAGTTTTTGCACATGCTTTAGATAGTATCCCATATCTATTATCAAGTTCAATTGTGTCAATTACTGCTAGGAACATAACAACATCAATTTTAGGAATACTATTCCAAAAGAAATTACTGTCTAAATCGTCAACTACAAAGTTTACGTTAGAACCTATTTTCTCTTTAATTTCCAATGCATTAGCAATTGCATTAGAATCAAATTCTACACCAATAACATCTGCTCCCCACTTCTCAGCCTGGAAGGACATTTGTCCCATATTACATCCTAGGTCAATAGCAGTAGCGCCTTTAAAATCGTCTTGATTGTAATGTGCAATTCTGTCATTAATTTTACGTGTGCCAGTAATACCTAACTCAGGCATGTCATGGTATTCGTTAAACCAATGATCTCTTTTTTCCATTGTTGGCGGTGTATGTGTGCCATTTGCAATAGCTTTTTTTAACTTCTTTGACATTATTGTTTTCCCAAATTTCTAGTTAAACTAGTTTGTTTAATGTTTGAACCAATTGCATAAAACGGATGTAATCTTGCAAGACTAGGAACAGTTGTCCTAGTGTCTACAACCCAGTCGCCAATTTGTTGGTCGGCAGGAACATGCCCGTGCTGACGAATATGTTTAATTAGTTTAGTTGCTGCGGACGGTTTAATTATATATGCATATGCACCTTTAAAATAATTACCAGTACCGATTTTAACAGGATTTTTGTTTTCTAAGTTTGTGTACTTTTCTACAGCAAACGGCATAGTTGATTCAAGATCAATTGTTTTATTATAACTGTTACTAAATGGATCACATCTATCTAGTTTTAATACATCTTCAAATGTATCTAATATGTTTGCAGGTAACGGCTTTAACATGTAGCCGTCATGTTCTAAGATAACAAGGGGTGTATTAGTTTGCATGCATTCTTGCCACAGATAGTAATGACTAAAAAAACATCCTACTACGCCAAGGCGACCTTTTTTCATTTTTCTTCGAAGACGAACGCCGGTTCTTTGATAATGCAAAGCTGCATCGTTGCCGTTAATTGCTTTAAAATAAGAAGGAGATAACCCGTGCAAAACAGCTTGATCATAACAATCTTTAGCCATCTCACGCGAGTGTTCATTTTCTTCAAGACATATAATTCTTGCCTTCATATACTTGCGTCTTCCATGCCGGCTACTCTAAGCTTCACAACATTAGTTATCTGCCATTGCTTTTGATCAAGACCTTTTAAGAGTCCTAACCACTTGTTGCGCATTAGTGCAAACTCGTTGATAATCTTTTCATAGTCAACAACATCTGCCTCACCGTCTACGTATTTTTCAACGTCGCGGCTTGACAGAGCTCGTTGGTAGTTTTCTAAGTATTTCTTAAAGTACGAGCTGCGCAATCTACGTAGCTCGATATTTAAGTAGTGTAGGATTGCTTCAATCTCTTGAAGCTGATTAAAACGTTGTTCAACGATACCGGGCATTTCTGCCGCGGCACGTTCAACATTGCCTTTGAGCTTTACATCGAATCGACCTTGTATCAACTCGTCTTCGAAGTGCTGTACAGCCATCGGTATCTTAGATATGTCTCGTGATACTTCGCTATACCAGCCCATTACTCATCCCACTCTTCTTCGTCATCATCGACATTATCTAAGTCTAGATAATAACTAATAGCTTCATCTAAAGGACCATCAGTACCGATAACTTCTTTAAAAGTCTCATCACTAACACCATAGTCTGCTAATAGATCAACAAACTTTTCAGCTACTAATTCCATTTGCTTTTTGTCTACGTACTCTTTAAACATTGTCCAGATGTCACTGATGTGTTCTTCATTCATTTGCAGTCGCTTCCTCAATTTGATCGATAGTTGCTTCTTCGTCAACCTCAGCGGTATTTACCACAGGCTTCATTTTTTCGTTATATTCCATCATGATCTGATCAAGTTTGCCACCAATCATCCAAGCTTTGCGATACTCGAGAACTTCTTCGCCTGCTAGATTAATGTACTTGAGTCGATTACCTTGCTTAACTAACAAGTTCTTCTTCTCAAACAATTCAACTAAACCACTGTATGGATTCATACCAGTTTCATAAGGAATCTTAACCTGCACACCTTCAAAAGGTTTTGCATAGCGTGTCTTCATTACTTTACAACCAGCACGTATACCCATAACTTCTGAGATCTTGTTGCCGTCTTCATCTTCTTTTAACTTCATCTTCTTCATTGCAACAACAATACTTGATGCATAGATAAAGCCTGAACCACCACTGATCTTGTCATCTGGATCAAACATATCCTGCGATGCATAAGTGTGGTTAGTACATACCAAGCCTACGTTAAGCGAGCCAATCATGTTAACAGTATTACGGACTAATGAAGTTAGTGCTTTAGGCTTACGACCCATATCACCTTTCATATCACCTTTGTTAAACTGATCAACATCAGTAGGTGTTAGCAACATACCCAACGAGTCAACTACAAACAATACTTTAGGACGATCTTCTGCATCCATAGCTTTATAGTCTGTAATAAATGTTGAGATAGTTTTTGCCACATCATCAATCATTGACATGTTTAGCTTGAGCAGTTTCTCAGGGCTTGTGTCAACTTGTAATGCTTGTAGCCAGCTTTCGTCAAGTGCGTTCTCAGAGTCAATTAAGACTACAAAGATGTCTTGATCCTGTGCGTGTTTTACAATGTTGCCTGAACAGAAATAACTCTTACCTGCTCCTGATTCACCTGCAAACACAGTAACCTTACCTAGCGGAACACCTCTGTGAAAATCTCCTGAGATAAGATAGTTTAGTGCATATGATCCTGTACTGATCCAATCAGTAGGATCGTTAAATCCTGTACTCATGCCTGAGATACTTTTAGTCAAGTCCTTGCGGAACTTGCTTACGTCGAATGACTTCGCCATTAAATTCTCCTAAAAAAGCTGTAAAGAACCCCCAAGCAGTATATAGTATACTGAAGGGGGTCTTGTTACTAGTGTTACGACTGGCGTGAGCGGATCATTGCTAGAATGTCGCTTGCGCCACCAGCTGGTGCTGCTTCTGCTGCCGGTGCTGCAATAGCTGCTTCTGCTACTTTAACATCTGCCTCAAAAGGTGCTGCTTCTGCTACTGGTGCCGGAGCACTTTGGCTAGTTGCAGTTGCACCTGAACTTGCTGCTTTAGTTGGATCGCCTGTACGTGCTTGCATGCCACTTGGACGGAAGTACTGACTCCAACGATCTGCATCGTATGCTTCACCGTCTACTGACGCTTCAAACATCTCTTGCATTACTTTTACAGCAGTTGCGTCTGGCTTCTTAGGAAGGAAGTCTGACAAGTTAAACAAACCGTGTGTGTTAATTGCAGCCATTTCTTGATCGTTCAATGGACGATCTCTACGTGCCCAATTACTTGTGCCGTAGTCTGCATAACCACCTTTACTAGTTTTGTTTAAACGGAAGTCTACACCAGCAGTATAATCTGTTGGTAATTCTTCCATGTCTGGATCCATTAATGCTGCCTTAATGATCTGGAAGATCTGTGGGCCAATAATGAATCTACGGATTGGATTCTCCGGTGCTTGATCGTCTGCGATAGGATTATCGTTTACGAACCCTTGGAATACGTATGAACGCTTTTTCCAATACTTACGGCCCATGTCTTCAAGACTTGCGTCTTTAAACCAACCGCGTACTTCTGCAAGGAT